GCGCAACGGCAAGCCAGCGGCGGACAAACTCAAGGCCGGGATGATGGAGTTGACTAAGCCTGTGGACAACTTACAATCAACCCCATGCGCAACGCCAGAATCGCCGAAGTGAATGCAACGCCGGGGCGACCGATGAAGGATGGCGAGCAATGGGCCTGGGGTAACTCCCGGGCCTTTTGCGTTCTAACCTGGAGCACACCATGAAGAAGACCAAAGGCAAGGGCGGCAAAGGCAAGGGCTGTTAGCCATGCCGAGAGTGAAGCAGTACAGGGCCGGCCCTGATGGCTGGTCTGAATGGGTTACCCCGACGATGAAGGGGTATCGCATGATCTGCTGCGATTGCGGCCTGTCTCACACCATGGAGTTCAGAACGCTTAAGGTGGTCAAGCATGTTTCTGCCGGGGTGTTCAACTCCAAGCGCGGCAAAGGGCATCGTGTCGAATTTAGGGTAATGCGCAACGAGAGATCAACGGCCGCGGCCCGACGCAAAAAGGTTTCCCCGCACACTGGCCCGTAGGGCTGCCGTTACTGTCGCTCGGGTTGATCTCCTCCCAAGCCCACATAGCGAAGTAGCGGCGCGGGACTTTCTAAGTGAGCGGACACTAACGAATAGCAAGTGCTAACATTGCACCCACTGTGCCGAAAAGTGTCAACCTCAAAGGCGGAAGCCGCAAGGGAATCCCCAACAAGGCCACGCAATCGGCCCGAGAGGCGATAGCGGCGTTTGTTGATGGGAATGCACACAGACTGCAGGCGTGGCTGTCTCAGATCGCTGAGGGCATCCCCAAAGAGGACGGCGAGGGGTGGGTTGTGAGGCCAGACCCAGCGAGGGCGGCAGATATGTTCCTAGGCGTCGTCGAGTACCACATCCCCAAACTAGCCCGCACTGAATCGACCATCTCAGGGCCAGATGGCGGGCCGATCAAGCAGCATTGGACCGTCGAGATGGTGAGGCCGAAGTGAGCAGCCTGCTATCGAGAGTGCGCAAGGTGGAAACGCCTGTGATGGTAGTTCACGAGCCACAAACGGTAGTTCACGCTGATAGTTCACGCCACGGCAAATACAAAGACCCGGAAGCGCGCAAAGCCTACCGCAGAGAATGGGCCAAGAGGGCGCGTGCCAAAGCTCCAAATCCCTGAGAAGCTAGAACCGATCTTCCAGCCGAACCGCTACAAGGTGCTCTGGGGTGGACGCGGATCAGCTAAGAGCTGGACCATCGCAGCTAGCCTAGTTCTCAAAGCCACAACGGAGCCGATACGTGTCCTATGCGCCCGCGAGACCCAAAAGAGTATCCAGGAGTCGGTACACCGGCTCATTAAGGACACGATTGATCGTCTCGGAGTGGGTGCACTGTTCGAGGTTCAGGAGACCAGGATCCTGGGTGTTAACGGAAGCGACTTCGCTTTTGCCGGCATTCGGCAGCAATCCGTTGCGAACCTCAAGTCCTTCGAGGGGGTGGACGTTTGTTGGGTGGAAGAGGCCCAAGTGGTCACTAAGCGCTCATGGGATGTCCTGATCCCAACCATTCGAAAGCCAGGCTCAGAGATATGGCTATCCCTCAACCCTGAGCTAGACACAGACGAGACCTATACCCGCTTCGTCCTGGACCCGCCAGAAAACGCCTGGGTCTGTAAGGTCAACTGGCATGACAACCCATGGTTCGGCACTGAACTGAACGATGAGCGTCAGCTCATGGAGCGGCGCGATCCCATTGGGTACCGCACCGTATGGGAAGGTGAGTGCAGGCCAGCGGTAGAAGGGGCCATCTTCGCTCAGGAGATCGATGCCCTACAGCGCTCTGGCCGGTTCACCACTGTTAGTCACGATCCATTGTTAAGAGTCCACACCGTATGGGATCTGGGATGGAATGACCAGACCGTCATTCTCATGGTCCAACGAGCCGCAAGCGAGCTAAGGCTGATCGGGGCGTACATCTCGCGATTCAGCACCTACGAGCAGGACATCCAGACCCTGAACAATCTCAGGGATCAGTGGCCCGGCCTGCAGTGGGGCACAGACTGGCTCCCACACGACGCCAAGGCCACCACCAAAGCGGCCGGAGGCAAGACCGCCGAGCAGATCGTGAAGGGCCTGGGGCGGATGGTTCAGATCGTGCCCAACGTCTTCATTGAAGACGGCATCAAGCAGGTCCGCACCATGTTCCCCAGGTTGTGGGTCGATAAGACCTGCCAGGATTGGCTCAACGCCATCAAGAGATATCATCGACACGTCACCACCGATGGTAGTAAGACTGGTCTACCAGTACATGATGATGCGAGCCATGGCGCAGATGCACTCAGGTATCTAGCATTAGTGGCCGACAAACTGCATAATCACAACTATTCTCAGGGTCAAAAGATCAAATACCAGAATCTTGGTATTAGATGAAAGGCTAGAATGAGTATCGCTGAATCACAGAAACTCAAACTGTTGAGCGAGGAATCGCAAAAGCAGTCTGGGCAGATAGCCGAGTTACTGGCGCAGTTGGCTGTAGTCAATGCCGAGATTGAGCGACTGAAACAAGAGCCCGAGAAACGCGGACCTGGCCGGCCACGAAAAGATGCCAACTGAGAAGCAAGCCGCAGCGCTAGAGACCCTTCTCAACGCCATCGAGACGGCGGAGACCGGCTCCTATGGGGCTGGTACAGATTCTAGCGACCTGACGCTCTCGGACGCCAGAGCAGAGGCGATCGATGCCTATTACGGCAAGAACCGATTCCCTGCTCCAGATGGTCAGTCTCAGATGGTCTCGCGCGACCTATTCGAGACGGTGGAATGGATCATTCCTAGCCTGACCCGCATCTTTGCCGGCTCCGATGAAGTGGTGAAGCTAGATCCTGTTGGACCGGAGGACATGGAAGCGGCCCAACAGGAGACGATGGTCCTGAACCATCTAGTCACCCAAGAGACGAACTGGGAGCAGATTTTTCATGACTGGTCATGGGACGCACTAGTCACCAAGAACGCCTATTGTCTGGCGTATTACGACGACCTGAAGAACGTCGAATACGAGAGCTATACGAACCAGAGCGAAGACCAGATCGCCCTTTTGCTCAGTGAAGAGGGCGTAGACGTTCTGGAGCACGAAGAGTACCCGGACGACGAAGCACAGAAGCTGCTAGACCAGCAGTACCAGCAGGCATTCGGCCAGTATCAACAGGCGGACCAGCAGTGGCAGATGATGGCTGCCCCCGCAATGGCTCAAGGCATGGAGATCCCCCCTCCTCCACAGCCTCCACAGCAGCAGACAGCACCGAACCTGCACAGCATCAAGATCCGCAGGACCAGCGACAAGAGCAACGTCTGTTTAAGGGTTCTCCCTCCTGAGCGGTGCAAGGTCCACCAGACTACCCCTGATTACACCCTGAAAGATTGCGACTTCTTCGAGTACTGGGAAGACACCAGTATCTCGAAACTGCGTCAGATGGGCTTTGATATTGATGACGACATCGAAGGTGAATCTTCGTCCATCTCCGAGACGCAAGAGGATACATCGCGGGATGTCTACTCGGAGAGCTTCGCCCGAATCAACGAGTGGGAACCGTCCATGCGCAAAGTCAAAGCGCGCATGGTCTGGATTAGGCACGACTTCGACGACGACGGTATTGCTGAACTCCAATACTGCATGGTAGTGGGTCGGAAGATCCTGTTTCGGGAAGAGTGCAACCGCATCCCCGTGGGGTCCATCGTTGCTACTCCAGTCCCTCATCGGCATATTGGAGTGTCGATCTGGGACGCAGTCAATGACATCGAAGACACCAAGACGCAGATTCTTCGGCAGGGCATCGATAACCTGTATCACGCGAACAATCCGGGTCTGTTCGTCAATGAAGAGAAGGTAGACCTGGATGACGCCCTTGTGTCGCGTCCGGGTCGAGTGATCCGCGGGAAGCCCGGCCAGAATGCAGCATTCGGTCAGGACATCGCCCCGATCATCATCCCGAACATCTTCCCCCAAGCGATTCAGGGGATGGAGTTCATGGATACGGTCAAGCAGGGCCGAGTCGGAGTGAACAACTACTTCACCGGAACCGACGAAAACGCCCTGAACAAGACCGCACACGGAGTCGCACAGCTCACCTCTTCGGCAGCACAGCGGGTCGAGCAGATCGCCCGCATGATGGCGCCTTCGGTGGCCTACGTTTTCGACTGCGTTCGTGAGCTTCTTTTGAAGCATGGGCACAAGAAAGAAACGATCATGATTCGCGGCAAATGGGTGCCCGTGAATCCATCGGATTGGCGCAAGAAACGCGACCTGAAGATCGCTGTAGGTCTCGGGAGTGGGTCAAAAGAGGGCCTGATTGCCCAGTTGATGACCATCTTTCAGATGCAGATGCAGACATTCCCTCTGGGCATTGTCGATCCTGAGAAGGTCTACAACACCGCAGCCGAACTGACCAAGGCCGTAGGGTTTCCTTCCGAAGCCATGTTCTTCAAGAAGCCCGGTCCGCCTCAACAACAGCCTCCTCCTCCTGAGATGCTGAAGATCCAGGCAGACCAGCAGTCGGAACAAGCCAAGATTCAGGCCGATCAGCAGAAGTTTGCCGCTCAGGCTCATTTGGATCAGCAGACCAAGCAGCAGGATCTGGCTTTCCAGGCTTCGGAGGCCGAAAAGAACCGCAACGCTGACCTAGAAAAGGCC